GCGGCCCCATCTGCATCAGGATCTGTTCCTGCTTCGCCGCGACCTGTGTCAGAAAGGCGATCTTCGTCTCGTCGTCTGTGGTGCCGAGCCCAACCTGCACGACGGTGTCAAACTGCGACTTCCACTCCGCCGGGTTGATCGGCACGAAGTTATTCCGCAGGCGGAAGACCTTCGGCTTGTTGTCGTGCTTCAGGACCAAATGCAGGATGCCCTTGAACAAGTCCTTCACGCCTGTCTCAGCCATATTTCTGGCGTAGCTTTCGAGCTTGACCTGCGCGCCGCGAACAGTCGCGGCAACCGCGCTGGCGGTCGACGATTGCAGCGCGTCGGGCGACAGGCCCTGAGACGCGCGGCTCATGCCTGTGCGGTTTTCCTTCATCCCGTCGATATAATCCATCAGCGGGCGTATCTCGCCGCCTACCGACGCGCCGGTAATCTGCTGGACCATACCGGGCTGGCGCGTCCTGATCACGCCGCCGGCAGTGCCGTCCAGCAGGTCGTCGAGGTTCACCTGACCCTCGACCGCGATCATGCGCGGCAGCGTGCTGCTGTAGACGCTGTCGAGATACTGGCGCATCAGCGTGGTCTTGATGACCTGCAAGTCCTCGGTCAGGTCGTATAGCGAGCGCCCGATCAGGCGGTGCGGCATCAGGATTGGCGAGCAAACCGCGAAGGGCATGTGATCCCACGGCTCATTGTGCAAGATGTAGTCGCCGTCGCCACCAATCGCGCAGATGCGGCGGCGCTCGGCAATGCCGTCGCCGTCGAAGTCCACGTTCATGATGCACTCGTGGTAAATCACCGAGCGCAGGGTCGGGTCAGCCGGGTCAACCCCGGTCGCCGCCTCTAAATCCTGAAAACGGTTATTGACCTCGCGATCCACGTCCAATTCGTTCTCGCCCGCGTATTGCTCGACCAAGTCGCGGTCGTAACCCATCGCCACAAGCTCGCTGACGGTCATTGACGTGCGGTGCGCGACGAAGTGTGCGTCGTCAAGCGACACGGCGTGGCGCGAGCACAGAAACTCCTCTGGCGGCACGTTGATTGCCTTAATCTGGCCCGATTTGCGGGTGACGCGAACCGAAAGGTCATAGTTGACGTCAATCGGCACTTCCGCGCCGTCTTCGTCGGTGTAGCTCGCCATAACGTTTTCGCGTTGCTCGACGATCTCGACGTTCGGGTCGTTGAGCAGCATCACCATCTCGGGCTCACTCAAGCCGTTATACTCTTCTTCGTCAACCTCTTCGGTCTCTTCCCAGAAGTATTTGATGACGCCCATCCTGAACAGAAGCGCATCCTTGAAGAAATTGTGAAGCAGCTTATAGCCGTCGTTCTGGTTCTGGATCACATAATTAACGTAATCTGACGCCTGCTCCGCCGCCTCTGTGTCCTCCCCAGAGCGCGGCGCGAAGCGAACGTACTTGTCGTTCGTCGTGAAGACGCGCATCAGGTTTGGCATGATGGCCTCGACCGTGTCAGCCACGGTCGTGTCGACGACGGCAGATCGACCTTCTACCTCGTTGCCGAGCGGCTCACCGAGGTAGAAATCCAGCGCGCGCAGGCGATCCTGAGTGTACTCGCTGTCGAAGTGGTTCAGCGCGTCAGTGATCTCTCCGCTGACGATTGAGCCAAGCTGTACGTCGTCCATTTCAGCCATCAGTTTGCCTTTTTCTTCGCCTTCTTCTTAAAGACGTTTTTGACCTGCTTGTCGCCCTTCATCAGGACGTTTCCGCTGGTCGTGTTGACGTTCTTCACCGCTGGCTCCTTCGGCGTTTCGGGTGCCGGGGGCATCTTGCCCATAATGCAGCGGTCCATAGTGGCACAGCGGCGCGGGTGTCCGCAGTTATTGCAGGTGGTCATTTTTTCGCCTTTTTCTTCTTCGCCGTCTTCGCCGCCTTCTTGAACGCGGCGTTCGTCGGCGCGCCCTTCGCGCCGGGCTTTCTCATCTTCTCGCCAGAGCCAGCGGCGATGCGCTTGCGCTTGGCGTTGATGTTCGCGTAGAGACCGCGCGGCATTGTTAGCAATACTTCCCGGTTTTGGTGTTGTGTCCACCAGACTTCTTCCCGCCCTTGCCCTTACCGTATGCCATCGTGCTTGTCCTTCCTTGAATAAGAGCCACGCCCCTTGCGCGGCTTCACGATTTGTTGCCTCAACCCGCGAAGTGCCGCGGCTGCCGGATTACCACTTTTCGCGAGACGCCCAGTAGGCCGCCGACATCTTCCCCTTTGCGATGTTCTTCGCATGACGCGCCTTGAACGATTTGCGCCTCGCGGCGCTTGCCTTGCTCTCGCCCTCTCTTTTCGGCGACCCGCTGACGCCCTGCTGGCCGAAGCGGATCAACTTAACCTTGTCGCCCTCCTTCGCCACAACCACATGCGACTTCTTAGGGTGGTTCGGGGTGCGCTTCGGCTTATTGTAACCGCTAACGCCTGCGCGCGCTAGGCGGGGGTCTTTAGGGGCGCGTGGGGCCATTGTTTTTACCTTTTATATCGTTCTGATATATCCTATAATCATGCCCCACAATGGAGGTTGAGATGTTTGAGCTAACACCCGAAATGCACCGAGAGCGCATCATGCGGCGCGTGATGAAGTCTGTCGATCTGCCTCTTGAAGAGGCGGAAAAGCTGGACGAGATCATATGCGAAGCAATCGGCATAGACACAAATGAAAGCCCTCCGTTCTTTCTGCTATCGGCCCAAGAGTGATCTTTCCATCAGAGCATCGAGCATCTGTTGGTCAACCATCTGCGTCGGAAGCTGACGCTCTTGAGCATATTTTATGTTCTGCGCCGTCAGCGGGTTCCCGCTTTTATCAATTTGTGACGCTAAAGCGTTGTACGACTGAGGGAAGAACGTGCCTTGCGGGGCAAGGCCGCCATCCAAAAGCGAACCCATATAGCCACCCCTTTGATTGGGGACCGTCCCAGCGCGCAGTTGCCCGCTGTATGTGGTGTGAGGGAACAACGGGTTTTCAATGATGGGCCTGTTTACATCAAGCAAGCCAAAAGAGACGCCCTCAGAAAAAGTCGGCGTATCATAAAGTTCAGGGTCGGTCACCGCGCGACGGACAGCCCCAACATTTGGGAACCCGGCCTTTCTGGCCGTGGACTTATCCATAAGCCGAATAAACTGCTTGCGAAGATCGCCCGAAGCCGCATCAAGATACGCCTCAAGATTGATCGCATCCACACCCGGAAAGTCCTCGTCCACCTTCCGCATAGTCTCGTCAAAAGATTTTTTGGCGCTTGCGTCAATGTCCATATTGGGCATCATTCTGGCCACGATCTTTGAAGGCATAGTGGAGTGATCTATAGCGTCAACGCCCATAACCACATTAACACCAACAACATCAGCGCCCCCGGCTTTGTCTGACTCTCGTTGTGCCTTTTTAGCCATCTTTGACACAATGCCTTGCTTGCTGGCCCACAAAGCATCTTGATTTTGGGCGGCCTCTCCACGCATAAACCCTGACCCGCCCTCAAGGAAAACCGGGCTAGTTAGGTCGACCCCATCAACAGACCTAACCTCTCCCCCGATGGCGCTTCTGTCGGTGAAAAACGGCATTAGCAGCTTGCCTTGAAACTGCTCCACATCAACTTGACGGCGCGGCATCAGCAAGCCAGACAAGTCGTCTATCTCCATTGGGGTGTCTTCAATGCGGTAAGGCATTTCAATGCCCGAATATTTCATCGGGTCTTTTTCAGCTTTTGACAGCTTCCCACCAGCAGCGCCGAGCGTGACGCCCGGCTGGCGCATAGCGGCGACGCCGCCACCCAGCAGGTACTCAATCGGCAGGATCGGGCTGGCCTCAATCGGCACGCCCTCCGGCGTGATCATGCCCTCATAGCCGCCCTCAAGCGCGCCAAGGGACGCGGTGGCGTAATCCTCGATCTGACCAGCCATAGCGCCGGGTACGGCCTTCGCGGCCCCCACAGGGTCGCTCAGAAGGCCGGACACGGCCTGCACGGCGGGCATGTACGAAAAACCGAACTCCGGGTCGCCGTATTCGCCCGGAACCGTCTCGACGGGGTGCATAGCGCCGTCAATCTCTTCGTAGCGGGTGTCACCGGGCGAAATTACGGGGCGACGCAGCGGCGTGAAGAAGTCGAGCAGACCCATAATGCCCTGACCCTGCTCTGGCGTCCTCCCGTATTCATAAGCTGTCGCCATCACACCACCCAGTTCGTTTTCGGCTTGACTACGCGGTTGCTATTGTAACCCCTAGAGAAGCCACCGGCAACCGCACCCTGCGCCGCAAACGTCAGCACGAAAGCATCCGCCACGTCGGGTGAGCGCTGGCCGCGCTTCTTCATCTCGTCTTTGCTTTCAATTTTGAGCTTGCCGCTGCTCAGATACTTGTACCTGATCCCCGTCAACTCCGATATCAGCGTGTCGTCGTGCGGTATCTTGCAGTCCCGCGCCTCGAACCACTCGCGCGCGGCCCAGAACAATTCATCGCGCAGGCGATTGAAGCGATCCTTCAGGGACGCGGTCTCGCTGACCGATACCGCGACCGCCGGCATGTCCAACTCGCGCAATCGGTCGGCCAGACCGGCCCCCAGCCCGATGGCGTCAATGTAGATCGCCTGCGGGCGCTTGCTGTACGGCACGGCGTCGTACTCCGCCAACACGATCCCGGCCAGTTCCATCAAATCCTTGTTCTGCCACGTCTTGATCGGCTCAATCAGCACGTTCCCCTGACGCTTCGCCAGAGCGGACCTGTCGGAGCCAAATCTGGCGACATCAAGCCCCCAAGTGACCGGCGTGGTCGGGCCCGCCTCCACGTCGCGATGCGTCGCATCCTCCACCAAATGCAACGGCAGCAAAACGTCGTCAGACTGCGTAGGGAATTCACCCAACACGCGAACGCGGAACACGTTGCTCGCCTCGC